GATTCGTAGGTTTGCAGTTGCTCTTGCTCAACTCGATCTCGGATATATTAGAAGCAAATTCGGTTCGGTTCCAATTCCAAATGGTGACATGACTCTCAATGGAGATCAACTCGTTACTGATGCGAAGGAAAAAATAGAAAACTTGAGAACAGAACTAAAAGAACTTCTAATTGAAACGTCAGATGAAAAACTTGCTGAACACGATTTTCTTAAATTAGAATCTATAAGTAAAATTTATAATTTCTCTCCAACTTTAATATACAGATTCTAACAAAAAGTTTATCCACTCTTCAGTATTATGTTTTTCGGCATACTGTTTACGACTCATATTGTGTTTTTTTAACAAATGGTTATTAAATGAGCTACCATAAAAATATTTTTCTTCTGATGTTTCGTAATCACATCCTTTTTCTAAACACTTTCTCATTTTTTTCCCCAATAGTAATTTTCTTTTTTAATCCATGTTAATATTATTTCGTTTACTATGTTTTGAATAGTTGTATCTTTCATGGCACTAATGATTTTGAGCTGACTTATTAAATCACTTTTTATTTTTACTTGCGTGAATTCTTTAGTCATTTTTTTACCTCTAATATAAATATACTCTAGTTAAAAAATCTAAACAAATGAAGATTGTTTCATATTTTTCTTCTAACAAATTGTGACTTTTTTGTTGTATTTATCAAATTTTTAGCGCAAATTTTCTTTGAATGATATAATTAAGTTGTTATGAATCTTCTTCAAAAAACATATTGTTGCCGAATTGATGGAGCGAATGAGCGGAAGCTCAAAGAGCTTTCTTCTCTTTCATCTTCTATTCAAGGAGTTTCTCGTTCAGTCTTCGATCTACGCTTCTTTTTCGATGAGAAAGACTTCTATCATGCTGTTCGAGAACAAATTCCCTCGGTCAATTCGAAGCAAGTTCAAAAAGTGATTGAACGGTATAAAGATCTCAAAGATGTCTTCTCCCTTAAAGAACCGATCGGCTGTTCTCTTCTATTCGATAATCAAATGTTCGATGTCCAATTTGAAGAGAACAAGTACTTCGATGCCTTTCTTCGAGTTCTCTCTACGAAGAAGAGAAAGAAAATGAATATTCCTCTTTCTGGCCTCTGGCCAATTAGGAAACTGAGAGGGGCAAAGAAGATCGATCAAGTTGAGATCAAGAAACATTCTAATGGCTCCTTTTATGCGCATATCACCGCTTCCTTTGAATGTGCTCCTTCTGTTCAGAATGGAAAGAGCATCGGAATCGATCTAAACCACAAAGGAATCGTTCTTTCGAACAATAAGTTCTATTCCCTGAAAGAACTCGTTCATCATAAAGACGAAGCACGGAAAAACAAAAGTGCGAAGAAGAATGATGCTTCTTTCACAAATGATTTTGTCCATAAAGTAACGACCTCAATCGTTCAAAATCTTCGAGACGTAGAGGTTCTATTCCTTGAAGATCTTTCTGGCCTCAGAGACAAAAGTTCCAAAAAGAAAGGAACATCGAAAGGGAAGAAGTTGAATTATCGTTCGAATAGTTTTCCCTTCTCGATGATTCAAGGTCAACTAAGCTACAAAGCGAGTGAGATTGGCATAAGGGTGATCAAGGACAAGAAGCAGACGATCAATACCTCGAAGGAGTGTTCGAGATGTGGATCTCTTAAGACAGAACGGCCGAGTCAAAACTCGTTTCACTGTCTTTCTTGTTCCTTCTCTCTCCATGCCGATCTCAACGGAGCGAGAAACATTGAGCAGAAGGGCAGGGCCCTCCTCAATGCGGAGACGAATGACACTCCGCTGCATGCTCCGGAAAATAAAAATGCAGAAGTTCCACATTGTGGAATTAATCATTTAATTATTTAATGCGCGCAGGTAATATCTGTCTTGAAGGCAGATCGAAAGAAAAGGAGAGAGAAGAAATGACACTTTTTGAGAGAAAGAGAAAAATCGCTGCTCTAAAAAGAATTAACGAGAGAAAAAGAACTCTAAAAGAAGCAAGCAAAACAGAGAGCAAAACTGAAGGTAGCAAAACCGTAAGAATCAGAATGAGCGAACTAAAGAAACTAATTCGTGAAGAAGCTCGGAGAGCTCGTGTTCTAAAAGAGCAAGGAAGACCAGTATCAATTCCTCTCGGAAGACCAACCGAACTTGCTGATCTCGAAACAGGGAGAGGTCGTCCGAAAGAAGAGGGCGGACAATATTATTCAAGTGATGAATTTATCGATTATGTCCGCGCAGGCCTCAAGAGTGGCCGTGGTCGTCCTCAAGAATATGATGTTGATCTTGGCGATGAAATGCTGACACTATCTGATCGCGAGTTACTTTCTGCTTATGATGAAGATGGCCAATGGTATGACATATACAGCACAACTGGAGAGAACTTAGCGAAGATTCCTCTCAATCTCGACTCGCTTGAACAATAAGCTCTTGAGCAGTCTTCGAAACTTAATTCGAGAAGCTCTTTCTGATGCTCCTCTTCGAGCAGTTGAAAAAGATCTCGACTCTCTCGAAGAAGAACAGTTCAATGAAGTCTCTCCTCCTGGATATGAGTATATTGTGAAGGTTCTCAAGAAAAAGTATAAAAAGAATGGTGATGCTGAGTGGAAAAAACATGCTTATATGACTGCATGGAAAATGTATAACGAGAACAAATAGTGTCTTCAACTATAATTAATACGTGACTACACTTTCACCCTTTGTAACAATTTCGTGTATGACGTCGTCCCTCTGTTCGGGTTCTTGTGAAAACGAACTTTATGGACCCCTTTTCAATCAACAAGCTGATCTTCGATTCATTCAGTGCATCAATAGAGAATTGCTGCTCACCGTTGGTCAATACATAATCTATTATCGAGTTTCTGAAAAATATACGAAGGCAAACATTTATGGTGAGAGCAAGAGAAAATTCTTCCTCAATCCAGTAAAGATTTTCGCTCGTGTAGAGAAGCAAGAACCAATTCAAACAATTGATACATACTCTCTTGATCAAGAAGATCGAGTTACAATCTACTTCGATAAGTTTCAACTTGAGCGTTTTAATCTAAAACCAACAGTCGGCGACTTCATAAAATTCGGTGACGTTAATGGAATCATGTATGAAATTCTTAGAGTATATCCTTGGCAACCAGTTTATGGTCAACCAGATGAAGAGATTCTTGTAAAAGCAGAGTGTTCAAATGTGAGAAACACTGAAGTCGACTTCGCTTATTCAGAAGAAGAATCTCAATGATAAAGCTAACAAAGATTATAAGAGAAAAAGAATGGTCTTTAAGAGAGTCGAAAGTTATACATAGTCAAGCAATAGATGATGATATTCATTTTGCTGTAATCACGAGTGATCCAGAGCATGGTTATGGTGTTTTTTCTTGGCATACTGATGAATTTTCTGCGAGATACAATGCAAAAGCAACAGGTGGTTATGTTGTTAAGGTTGAACAAGATAAGTATGGACAAGCAGAAGTACCTAAGAGCGATGTGAATCATGCTTTATCTTTAAGTGGTTTAGATTTTCATAACGATCCAGATGAACCATTACCAACGAAACCGAAATTGAGAATAGTTAAAGAATCTCTTGTTGAAATGGTTATGCCAAGAGAAATCGATCAGTCTGTTATTTATTATCATGGAACGCCAAGCAAAGATAGTGCGCTGAAAATAATGAAAAGTGGTTTAGCACCACAAGACATTGAGTTTCTAAATAAAAAATATGTTACATCTGATGAAGAAGTTGATAAAGAAATTGATAGACACTATATGCCAATTGTCGGCAGAGTCTATCTAACTCAAGATTTATTTTCTGCGATCTCTTATGCGAAATCGAATTTACCATGGGAAGATGGTATGAAATCAAATGAGCATGGGTATGTTGTTAAAGTGATTGGACAAGAACTCAAAGATATTGAACCAGATGAGGATAATGTTGGTAGCATCGTTCTTGATATAGGAAACTACGTTAAGTCACCACGACAATATCCACTACGATTTAAGATTCGAACAAAATATATAATTGAATTGTTCAAGATCGCAAAACAACATCTCGGAGAAAAATATTGGGAAAAATCTTTTGATGAACCACAAGCAGGAAAGATTATTCTTCCACATTTATCAGACGAACTAAAACTCGCAATAATTGACATTGGAAAAAATATCGCTCATGTTGGAACGATTAGCGCAAGTGAGTTGTGGGAATTTAATGTTTCAGATTATTTCAAGTTGTTCAGCGATGATGGTAAAACGAAGAACGCAACAATTGATGAGTTCATAAATAACTTTTTCACAAAATATGCGAGAAGAATAAAATGATTATTAAATTTTCTCAAATATTAAAAGAGTCCAACAATATCGAAATCGAAAGAGCGTTTATGGCACCGGGCTCGTGGATTGATCCCAATGGAAGAGTTTATAAACTGTCAAGATTATATGAGACACATAGAGAGGCTTTGTTTTCTGGACAACTAAATGATTTTGCTTATAATATTTCGAGTGCAAAAGAAACGATCCCAGAAGAAATAGATTCAGAAACACAAGCCGAAAGGGAATCAAGATTTCTTCACGATGGATGGATCATGCAACGAGATAATACTTTTACAATTTTTGAACCACTTGATAGGAACAAAAAAGATATTATTTTCATGTTCGCAAAAGAAAATGGTTTTGATAAAATATATGTTTCTAGCGATATGCGCTCTATATTAGAAAATGATCCATTAGAAATGTTATATGAACAAAATCAATTAATTGAGAATGACTTGCTAATTGAAGCAAAGGTGAAACCAATAAGTCCAAAAGAACTATGGTCTTATATCGTTCGTAATGTAAGAGAACTCGATAACAAAGAGAACAATGAAGACGAAGCTGGTGAAAAAGGATTTTCAAACCTCGACTTATTACTAGATAAGAACTGGAATAGTTTTGTGTTTTATTGCAAAAAAGCTGACATTGAAAATATTAACAGCAAATTAAAGAAAATCGGTTGGTTTATTTCAAAGAAACAAGGGCATTTACAAAACTTCGATGAAGATAAAAGTTATGAGTATGAAATAGTCATTCAACCATTTTATACTGAAAAAATAACACCAGAAAATCCTAAGAGTGGAATTCTCAATTTACCACAAGACATCTATCATTTTACCTCAATAAACAACGTTGATAACATAAAGAAAAAATGGTATAATACCAAAAGGATCATCAAAAGAGTTTTCTTATCCAGATAGAGTTTATTTTTTCACAAATTGGCCCAGTGATGAAATTATAGACATGGCGCAAGAAATGGAACATAATATAAAAAGTATCGACGATGTTGCTATTGTTGAGGTTGATACAACAAAAATAAGAAAGAAAGTTAATTTTTATAGAGATGCAAATGTTTTGATTGGATCAATTTGGACATATCATCATATTCCGCCACAAGCGATAAAATCAATTAGAGTTAGAAATGGCGACGCTTGGAGAGAAATATGAAAAAACTAATAGACTTAATACTCGAACGAAAACTCGATGTACAAAAACTCATTGAGTTTCCTGAATTTAGACAGGCGTATACGTATGATTGTGGCTGTGCGGCTGTTCAAGCAGTTCTTGCGTTCTTTGGTATCGATGAAAGGGAAGAAAATCTCCTTGATAGTCTCGATGTGAGTGAAGATGATGGAACGTCAGTAAAGAACATTGAAAAAGTTCTCAAGAAAAAATATAACATTGAAACAAAGCAATTAACTCTCACAATCGATTCCCTTAAGAAACTCCTCGATCAAGACAAACCTGTTCTTATGCTCATTCAAGCTTGGCCCAATAAAGAAAAGAAAGACGAAGATGATTGGGTTGAAGAGTGGAACGAAGGACATTATGTTATTGCTGTTGGATATACTGATAAGCAAATAATATTTGAAGATCCATCATCTGTCGTGAGAGCATATATTCCCTTTGAAGAACTAGATAAGAGATGGCACGACTTCGATGTAACACCAAGTGGAAAAGAAAAGAAACTCGATCATTGGGGGATGATTTTTTCAAAAGATGATACGGACTATGAATATGATCCAATGAACGTGATCAAGATGGAATCGAAGATTGTAAAACGATAATTTCCAAGTTCCAAAATAATTAAGGTATGATGGAGCTTCTAACAGATCTACAAGAACTGAAAATGCTCGTTGAAAGAGCCTCGAAGTGGGATTCAACGATAGCTATCGAAGTGCCTAAACTTGTTGAAACGATTGAATATTTTCTTAAAGAGCGAGAATCGTTTCGAATTCTCATTGATAAAGCAAGAGAAGTTGAGAAGGAAAAAGAGTCTCTTCAACAAAAGATGGCAAAGATGAAAGATCAACTTCAACAGATTGCAAACATCGTTTCAGAATATTGTGATGAGAATGAGATAACTTCTCTCGATGCACACAAAAAGATCGACGCGGCAATAAAAAAATTCATTCAGGAAATTGATTAATGATTTCATTGCTTTGTGAAGTATTAAAGATGTCGATTAGTGGACAAGAAGTGCGCGAATATATTAAGAAAAATTTGAAAAATGTATATGAAGGTGAAAAAAGTGATAATGCTACCGATGTTGTTTTTGTTCTTGAACCTAAGGAAAAATATGAAATTGATAGTGTTGATGATAAATTGAATGCAGTTGGTTGGTATGTTGCTGATGTATCCAGCCATGAAACAGGGGAGGATGAGTATACTTTCACATTTAAAATTCATCCTCGTTTTCCGGAATCTGTTAGCGTTCCAAAATTTATCTATCATGTAATTTCTAGCGGACCATCAAATGATTACATTAATCAGGCTAAAAAGATTGGCTTAATACCACGAGGCAGAGATTATGGCAGATTCAGATATCCAGATAGAATCAGTTTCTTTTTAGAAAAACCACAACTTGGAAATTTTTTAAGCACAAAAGAGTCAATGGGTAAAAATTATTATGGCCGAAATAAATTTTACTTATTACAAATAAACACAGATAACTTAAAAGGTGTCAACTTTTTTAAAGATCTAAATATGGTAGTTGATAGTGTTTTTACATATCAGAAAATACCTGCAACAGCTATTAGCAAAATAACATTATTAAAGGATTCGTGATGAATTACGACATCGAGAAATATTTCGGCGCGGGTCATTGGATTTCAAGAGATGGGAAAATCGAAGTTCCTCTTAAGAGTGCCGAACATGCAGAAGTTGCATCAGACATCATTGAAAAATATTATAACGATGAATTCATTGATATGGATCCTGGCTTATCTCTTTCTGATTATTCTGATTTCCTCCTTGATAAAGGATGGATTGTTCATAGAGAAAGCAATTTTCTTAGTAACCGTCTTGATAATACAACAAAGGATACAATATTTATTTTTGCGAAGAAACACAATCTCGAAAAGATAACAGTTGAAACACCAAAAAAAGTGAAGCTAATTGAAGAGCCTCCAGAAATGATTTATGAACAAAGAAACTATCAACGATATTTTGCTTGGATAGACACAGACGGTAAGACTCATAAATGCGATCCAGGACAGATTCATGATTCTTGGGCTCATGACTATATGTTAAAAAATCATAGACTTATGTGGAATGTTTTGAAGAGTGATAACGTCGATGATTCTCGTGTGTTCACTGAATACCTCCTCGAACGTGGATGGATTCGCCAAAGTGATTGTTCTTTTGAAACGAGCTCAATGAGAAAGAGTGTTTGCTGGAACATCTATGAGGCTGCGAAAAGTGCAGGTTGTAATAGTGTGTTTGTTGATCACCATGGAAAAATAGTAGAAGGTTCTCTTGAGAAATTCATCGAAGAAAACGGTTAGCAGTCCCACCAATAAATATAGTTATTCAAGTCATCACATCGTCTACTAAAATAATTTCTAACGCTTTCATTTTGACAGATTAAAGAATAGTTTTTCAGTATCTTCGTAGAATAAACTCTCCACTGTTTTGAGCATCTATTCGTACTACCAATATTATAACATGAAATCCAAGACCACCACTTCACTCTTTCTCTTTCTGGAAAAATGTCTCTGTGAATAATCAGTTCGTCGATTCCAATCTTTATTGATGCTTCGAGGTTTTCATTAATAAACATTCTTCTTTCGAGTGTCGATCCATCAGGTATTGTTTCTTCAGTTCCGGGTATAACTCTTCTAGAATAATAGTTTGGTGTTATGAGTTGGAGCACACCAGCTTCTCCATGAAGACATGTGTTGATAATATATTTACTTTTCGTTTCACTTAGTATATAAACGCAAACTCTATTTCCACTACTTATGAACTCAATACGTCGAGCTGAATCTTTTTTACAATCATCTGTTGTCGTACCAACATTTCTTTTATTTATTTCTCTTTCGCAAACATCTTGTGACACATAATATTCATCATTTTTCTTCTTGATTATTCCGAAGTTCGACTCGTTCTTCATAACGGCGAGAACAAGAAGCCAATCAATGTTTGTTCGAAAAGATTCGGCAACTGTAATTGTGCAAAGTTCTTTCACATAACTCGGAACTGCTTCTCTCTGTTTGAGACAATCTTCTTTCGCTTCGTCCCTTAAAACATCACAGAACGAATTGTTCCATTCTTCTTTGAGAAACAATACGCTTTCTTCGCAAAGAGAAATTTCTTTTTCTATTATCTTTTTGCCAACAGATAGAAAATAGTTGTAGCCACTATTAATGTAATCGACTATGTTTGGCAGTTCTATTTTCTCAGTTTTCTCTTGCATCGTTGCTACAAAGTTTAGTTTTATATCAATAAAATCAGCGCTTTTTAGTGTTTTTCCATCGCAAGATAAAAGAAAAACAAGAGACAAAATTAGAGTGAAAAGCTTCTTCATAGTTATAATTAATACGAGAGAGACACAAACTCAAAAAATTTAATGAGGGAGTGATAAAACCAATGGAAACATCTTGTGCTCTTTGTGGAAGATACATCCATAAATCTGAAGATCCAGTTAGAGGCAAAGATGGTAGAATATATCACGTTCATTGTTATTCACAGATAAAAAACAAACTCGAAAAAGATTATGAGAAAAAAGGAATGTTCTCGCGAATCAAGAGATCATTTAGACAACCTGAAGCTTATTTGGGAGAAACAAGAAAAGGAAATAATATGAGAATAAAACTAAGTGAGCTGAAAAGACTAATAAGAGAAGAACTTCTTCTAGAAGGCATTCAAGGAAAAACATTTTGTGTAACTGGAGTTCTCAGTCGGCCGAGAACAGAATTTTGGAGGATGATTGAAGATGCTGGTGGAATCGTTCACAAAGGAATAAAGAGAGATACCGATTTTCTTATTACGGGATCAGATATCGGATACAACAAAATTGCCAAAGCGAGATCTCTTGGAGTCAAAACAATTACTGAAAGAGAATTTCTACACATTGTTAGAGGTGGCCGACCCGCTTCAAAAGAAATTCCTTCATGGAGAGGTAGCGGAAAACATTCAACAGAACGAATAGGAAAATATCGAGGCGATTATGAAAAAGAACCAACATATCTCGATCTCGTTGGTGAATCGAGGAAACTCATAAAAGAACTATATGGTGAAGAAGGTTCTCTTGAACAAGAAATAAAAGATTCTGATTTTGGAGAGTATCTAAGGGAAGAAGGTGTTGAGCTAATTAGTGATTCAAGTGGAGATGAACCATACAGCAACTCGTATAAAGTTGTTTTTGATGTTCCGTTTGAAGAACTTGACAAAATATATGGAGATCATAAAAAACTAGATATACAACAGCTTGCAATCGATTTAAGAGGAGAGCTTGAAGTTTATAATTCTGAACCCGGTTCATATAACAGAAAAATTAGTGAAGTCACAATAGATATCGATCTTGATGAAGTTGAATATAAACTTATCATTACAGAGTTCTATAACGTTTAAGATAAAATAGTGACAACAACAAACATAAAAGTTCTTAAGAAATCTACTCTCGAAGACATAGATTCGGCGTTTTTTGACTTTTTCGATAAGTCTCTCGATATTCACCTCGAAGATAATGGTGGAAACAACAAGAAGGTTTCTATTATATTTTCTGGGCAAGAACGCTGGGCAATGATGAAGGGCAACAACAAGACAAAAATTAGAGATGCCACAAATACACTCATACTTCCTGTTATCGCTCTTCGTCGTCTCGACTTTGAGAAGATACAAGATGCTTGGGCTCTCGGAAGATACTTTAAGACTATTGGATACACAAAGGTAATAAATGGATATGAAACTGCAAATCGAGCAAACGCTTTCGATGCAAGAAGAAGAAATAACTATGTACCAACAAATGGAATCACAGAAAAAGCTCCAGTATATGAGATAATAGAAATTCCATATCCGACTTTCATAAAAGTAAATTATTCTGTGAATGTTTGGACACAATATATCATCGATATGAATAATATTCTCGAGAAAGTATGGTCGAAGACAAATGATTCAGCAGCTGGCTCAAATCAGATACAAATAGAATCGAGAACTGGAAATAAGTATATCGTATTTCTCGATCAAAATGCAACAAATGAATCAAATGTTGAAGATTATTCAGATGCTGAAAGAACAATAAAGTCAACACTTCAATTCAAAGTTCTCGGTTATCTTCTTGATGAGAACGATGTCTCTATGAAAAAAACTACTCCTTGTGTTTCTTCAATAAAAATGAAAGAAAAAACAATAACTGATAAAGATGAGATAAATAAAATTTTTAGCAAGTGAGCTTTTTTCAAAATAAATTGAGACTATTCAGAAGGTTCAGAATAATTAATATGATAATATGTTCTGTGCGATGAAATGTAAAATCGTATAGAGGAGAGAGAAAAATGGCAGAAAAAGTTTTAGTAAGTCCTGGTGTATTTAGCTCAGAAATTGATCTAACGTCTTTACCAGATGGTGTCGCTGGCATTGGAGCGGCAGTTATCGGTAGAACTTTACGAGGTCCAGCTTTTAAGGTTGGAACTGTAAATGGTTGGAATGACTTTGAATCAACTTATGGATCTCTTGATCCGGATGTTTATGTTCCATATGGTGCGAAAGAATATCTGAAAAACCAGAATACACTTAATGTTGTACGCGTTCTCGGTGTTCATTCTGATGAATATGCTGGTGGCATAACGACCTCAGAGGCGGCTGGTTTCACTGCTTCTATGGCCGTTGCAATTAGTCATAGCGGTTCTTATGGTTGGCAAGTTGCAACAGTCATTCACACGAATGTAGCAATGGCAGCTTCTGGTTCATCACAGTCAGCCATAGTTTTTGACTGGGGAACTGGTGGTTACAATAGTGGAAATCCATTTACTGGTTCATATGTTCGTTCAGCAAGAAACTATGTAGAAAAAGTTCTAAACACAGATCCAACGAGATATGAAACTGCTTCATTCGGTCATTATATATGGCAAAACTTTGGTTACAACAGTACAAATATTTCAACATCAAATCAGTTTTCAGCTTCTTATCTAACAGCTCTTTATAACGCAACTGCTGCAACAACGTTCTCTCTCGAATATACAGCAGCTGCTACTCCTTGGGTTTATTCTCAAAACTTCGGATCTGGTTCGATGGCAATTCCTGCAAACGTTCTTCGTTATCGTCTCTTCCGTCTCGTTGCGAAGGATGATGGCGAATGGCCAAATAGCAATATAAAAGTTTCAATTGAGAATATGAGAAAATCAATAAATGAGAAAGCTACTGAATATGGTTACTTCGATGTTGTTGTTCGATCATTCTCTGACACTGATAAGAGACAATCGGTAATCGAACAATTCGTTGATTGTACCTTCGATCCTGATGACACTGTTGGTTATGTTGCAAGAAAGATTGGAGATCGAACTTCAACTTGGGATACAGCAACAAAGAAATTTATTGAATCAGGCGAATTCGATTCAAAGAGCAAGTATATAAGAGTTGAACTCGATCAGCTCATTTCAACTCAAGGAGTTCCAAAGACTTCTCTACCCTGGGGTTTCTATGGATTCCCGAAAATCGCTTCTTCATCGATTCTTGTTTCTGGAACAATCGGTTACGCAACAATTCCATCTCTACCTTATGTTTCAACAATGACTTGGAAAGGCGACTTCGATTCAAAGATTCACTGGGGCGTTGCATTCAATGACGTTTCTGGAAATATAAACTATGGTATTTCTGATCGAATGAAGATTCTACCGTACGGTGTTGGAGTTGATTATGATCCTGTGTTCTCCCTTGATTATCTATCATCTTCAGATGGCGCAAAAACTGCTTCAACAGATCTCACTGCTTCGATTGCTCAGTCAAAAGTTTATTATGCGCATGAAGCTGGAAACTGTGCCTATGATGCAGTCGTAGGAACTGATGTTGCTCAATTTGCTCTACCTCTATATGGTGGTTTCGATGGCTTCAACATTCACAGATCAAATCCAATTGATAATATGTGGATGGGTTCTGGCCAAGGAAACAGTTCAACACAAGCCTGGAACACTTCAACGTATCTTGGTTCTTACGAAATCTGTTCAGTAAGAAGAGCTGTTGATATCATAAGAAACCCAGAACTCGTTGACTTCAATCTACTTTGCATTCCTGGAATTTTCCATCCAGGTGTAGTGAACTATGCGATTCAAGCTGTTGAAGACAGAGGCGATGCTTTCTACATTGCTGACATTTCTGGTTCTTCTGTAGATAACGTCAAGTCATGGATGGATGCTGCAGAATTCGATACGAACTATTGTGCAACTTATTATCCTTGGATTAAGTACTATGACGAAACAAACAATAAAGACACTTGGCTACCTCCATCAATTACAGCCTTCGGTGCTTATGCTTACAACGATCGAGTTGCTCAACCGTGGTTTGCTCCTGCTGGTTTCAATAGAGCGGCAATAAATGCGAAAGACGTTAAGGATCGTCTAACTTATCTTGAGAGAAATGAACTTCAGAATAAGAACGTGAATCCAATTGCAAGATTCCCAAGTGAAGGAATTGTTATCTATGGACAGAAAACTCTACAGGTGAAAGAATCGGCTCTCACAAGAGTAAACGTTAGACGCTTAATGATTTACTTGAGAAAGACTATTGCTTCATCTGCTCGATTCCTATTATTCGAGCCAAACATTGCTTCAACTTGGAATCGGTTCGTTAAAATTGTTACGCCGATCCTACAGGATGTTTTCACGAAATACGGTATCGAGAAATACAAGATCACTTTCGATGAGACAACAAACACTCCAGAAATGATCAATGACCGGAAAATGGGCGGCCGTATTTACATCATACCAACTAAGGCCGCGGAAGTGATCGAATTAGGATTCATCTTGTCACCTACCGGAGCTACATTCGACGCATAAGAAAAATGATAAAAGGTTTTCAAAACAAGAAAGAGCAAACTATAGAAAATATAGTAAAAGTTTATGGACAAATTTGTAAGAGAACAAAGAGTTACAATAAAGTTATAATAAAAATGAGCCAAGAGCTTCCATATCATTGCGATAAATGCAACAAAGAAATAAGTATATTATGGATGTCTTTAGTTAAAGACTTAAATAAAGATCATTACTGTTTTCAATGTAGAATGTCTGGAGATAAAAATCCAAATAGAATCAGAAGCGTAGAACAAAGAAAAATAAGTGGACAAAAAGCTGCAATATCTAGAATACAAAATGGATATTACGAATCAAATAAGTTCAAACAGAGTATAAAAAAATGGAATGAAGCTGGTATCAAAGCGCATAAGGAAAAACCGTCTACTAGAAAATATCTTAAAGTTATTAGAGAACCAGATATATGTTTAGAATGTGGAAAACTTGTGAGTGGAATAAAACAACACTTAGAAAAACACAATATAACATATTTGGATTATGCTATCAAACATGATATAGATGAGCTGTCATATTGCAGCGTTTGTAATAAGCCTTATATTAAGAAACTGTATAGTAAGAAATGTACTTGCAGCAACAAAAAATGTATTCACTCAATGCGATTAAGAATAAACGAAAAAATAAACAATAATCCAAAAACAATATCTAGCCGCCTCGCTACAATGAAGAAAAACAATTCGTATGGAAAAAGTAAACCAGAAGAAAACAGATTCGAAGCTCTTAACTCAAAGATAAAAACTGATAGACAAATATTCTTTCAAACAGACAAAACAAATCACGTAATAGACTTTGTTGTGAATATCGGAGACGAAAACATCCTTATAATGCAAGACTCTTCTTACTGGCATGGCCTTGATAGACCAATAGAACAAATTCAAGAACACCAAAAGAAGCGCGACAAAATGATTGATAAAATCTACAACAAAGACTTATATCTCGAAACTTATTGTCAAGAGAATAATATCAATCTCATTCGCTTCGCTGACAACATGAATGAGCCGTATTTTGTATGCGGTAAAAGTAATGTGATAGATATATTTAGAAGTGTAACAGAAGTATTTTAAAAGGAGAAATAAAATGAAAACATATCGTATCAAACTAAGTGAACTGAAAAGACTAATCCGAGAAGAGAGACAAAGAGCTCTCAGTGAACAAAGACCACGCATGGAGGAAACAGATTCACCTCCATTCGGTACTGATGAGTTCATTCAGTATCTCACTGCTGCTCATTATAAGAGTAAGAGAGGCGCTGGCTCTATTCGTTCTCCAAGAGGAGTAAAGAGCGCGGGTCCTGGAAGACCAGAAGAATTCTACGTTGATACTCCGAGTGGTGTAACGAAACTCACAGCGAAAGAGATAATTGATCTTTATGATCCTAAAGGGAAAATGTCTTTCGATGTATATGATATGGATGGTGGCTACCTTGCGAAAATTACACTTGATTGGGAGCTCGGGGAACGAGCTGCTTGATCGATAAGAATTTGGGAGAGACAATGAGAATAAAACTCAGTGAGTTGAAGAAGATCATAAGAGAAGAAGTTACTAGTTCTCAAAAAGCAACTCCAGATGATTTGAGACGTATCGCAAGAGATACTCTTAGTAAATATCAAACATTATTGAAGTCTTTGCGTGAGCGACAATACGTTCGTTTAGATCTTTATGGAGCTTATGGTCCAGTTGGTCGTGACAGAAATGAAATATTTGGTAGTTACGTATCTTTAAAACTGAATGGTAAAGTTTATTCTGCAATGCTGGGTGAATTCGGTTCTGGACTTTTTTATATTGATTCTAAAAATCCAATACTAGATGATCTAAAAAGTGATTTTGAAGTGGGCTTGGAAGAACTTATTGATTTAGCGCAAGACGCAACTGTAAAACAATGGGAAAATTCTTATAGAATAACAACAGGAGAAATTCCAGACAAAGTCAGTTCAGAAGAAGATCTCAGTTCATATTATGATGTGCTAGACGATTTCCGCTAGACGAGTAATAATGAGAATAAAACTATCAGAACTAAAGAGAATGATTATAGAAGAGATTTCTACTGAAGATCTCACTGATATTATTTTTGAAGGAACAGAAGAACAGATTATTCAACTAAAAAGAAAAATTCTTTCTAATATTAAAGACGGTCTAACTAATGCGAAATTCAGTGAGAGCGATCTTGAAAGAATGGCTGACGAATTTAGTAGTGGCGAATGTGGACTTGAGGGAATGGCTTTTATTGAAGTATATGAAAATGAAAAATTTTAAAGAGAGAGGATAAAATATGCGTATTAAACTATCAGAACTGAAGAAGATCATTCGAGAAGCAATCGAAGATGAAGAGATTCCTGGATTCGGTAGAGATTATAGCGTCAGTAATGATGAACAACAAGAGATCGAAGATGATGAGCACACAAAAGTATATGATGAAATAATGTCAGATACTTGCAAATATCCTCATGTCCATGTCTCTCTTGCTGGTGAAGATGGAAACGCTTATTCGATTCTTGGTAGAGTAATAAAAGCAATGAGACGAGGAAAAGTTCCACAAGATAAGATCGATGAATTTAAGAGTGAAGCAACGAGTGGAGACTATGACAAGCTTCTTCAAACATGTATGAAGTGGGTAGATTGTGATTGATCTCAAAAAAGAATGACTATTAACGAATTCAAATGTTTTATTTGTGGCACGTCTTATAAAGATCGACGTTCGTTTGGTGTTCATTTTAATCACGCTCATAAAAAAGAAATTTCTAGAGCTGAATATGCAAAAAGGTTTTCAACAGATGAATGGGTTAAATGTGAACAGTGTGATACATATCATTTTAGAACAATAAAAGATCAAAATCAAAAAAGAAATAGAATTTGTGGAAGTGAAAACTGTATTGTGTCTGATAGAAAATGTAAATATAAAAACAGTTCGGCTTGTATGAAAAAGCGACATCAAGAAAATGATCCAACTCTTGGTAACCCGAAAGAAGTAATCAATAATCTAAGAAAGACAAACTACAAAAAATATCTTGAGCTCTATAAAAAAGTTTCAAACAGCGTATCAAACTTTATTGAACAAAATGGAATTCCATATCGACATGTGAAAACTAGTTTCTTAAAAAATAAATGGACTGGTGAAAATGAATACATGGCTTCATCTTGGGAAAGGAAATTTGCTGAGTTCTTAGTTACAATGAATGTTCAATATAAAAAGAAACATGGAATACGAATACATTATATAAAGTCAAATGGTTTATCATCAACATATACTCCTGACTTTCTTCTTGAACATTCTAGAGAAATTGTAGAAGTCAAAGGATACGAAGATGAAAATTCTCTTATCAAAAAAGAAGTCTGCAAAAAGTGGTGCAGAGATAATAACTACGAATACATATTACTAAAAGAAAAAGAACTAACTGATTTAGGAATAAATTTAAAACGACGTAATAATTAAAATAGGAGAAAATAAAATGGCAGAAATTTTAGATACTCAGCAACTACTTGGACAAATGTATGAACCCAAACGTAAGTTCCGCTGGGTAATGGAAATAGACGGAATTGATTCATTTACTTGTAAGAGTGCATCTCGTCCAACTTTTACAACTGACTCGATTGAAATTGGCTTCGTCAACGCTACAAGATATGTAGCTGGAAAAACTAAACCAGGAACAATCACTCTAACTCTTATTGACTCAATCGATCCTTCTGCTTCACAAAAAGTTATGGAATGGGTTCGTCTCCATTATGATGCTTCAACCGGAAGAGCTGCTTATCAGAACTTTTATAAGAAAACGATAACCCTCAAAATGCTTGGACCTGTCGGTGATGTTGTTGAGCAATGGGATGGAAATGGAGCGTTTATTACGGAATCGAACTTCGGAGATCTTGATTATACCGCAGGAGATCCCGCAGAGATATCTCTTACGATACAGTGCGATAGTTGGGTTCAAGCTTTTTAATTTTTCGTTCTATCAATTCCAGAAACGCAAATCAGTTTCGAAAAAACTTCTTCATCACTTTCACATGTAAAAAAATCTTTATCTGTTATTCTAAGTAGAGATATGTTTCTATTTTTGAAATATGTGTTTTGACGTCTGTCTGAAATTTTTTTATGTAAGCGCTGTTTATCTTTTTCGAAACTCGATTCTCTTAATTGATCTTCTGTTGCAGTTATTCCATGAAGATATTCTCCGTCAAACTGAATAAATGTATCTATGTCTCGAATATAAAAGTCAATTGGCCACCATGCTACAGTATATTGTCTTTTTATGTCTCTAAAATATTTAGATAGAAACTCAAAAAATAAATCTTCTGGTTTACTCTTTAAGAACGAATTATTGTTTTTCATTGTTTCATATCTTTTTTGACAAGCTTCAATAGAGTTGCACTTTTTTCTGTTTTCTGGAATTAAGAAAGTATATTTGTAGCCAGTATTTTTTAAGTTCGTCTTAATTCTTTTTTCGTTTATCTCTTTTCTTATTATCGGATTACTATAGTTCTCTTTGTTTTTCTCTGCAATTTTCTTTTTTACAATCGGTGTCTGAAATATGTTTACTATGTTTTGTCCTGGATACTTATCAGCAAAATGTTGTAACGTTGTTCTTTTGCGCATTTCATTAATACAGCTTATGTTTTTACACGTTAGATTTGTTTTATCTTTTTGTTCACACATTGTTCTTCGATAGAAGTTGCCACATATTTCACAGCACACCCATTCATTAGTGTTATGTTTTTCACAATATTCTTCCATTGTTAAATGATGGTGTTGAACTATATGTCCTCCGATTCCTTTTGTTGTACTAAAGCGAACATCTTTTTGTAAACACTCTTTTTCAAGACATCTAAATTGATTATCTAGTTTGTATTGAATATCTACTCTTGGTTTTATAAGATTTATTAAAGACGATATCTGTATTCTGTTTTCTTCAATAAGTTTTTTGTTTTCTTCTATTGTCTTTTTTCTTGTTTCGTTTGCTTTTTTTCTTTTCTCTTTGTCTCTACTTAATTTAGTGTTTCTTTCTATAATTAATTTGTTTTTGCACTCTTTTTTGCCACAAGTATTAGCAATATTTTTATTTTGATGATCAATTGAGCGGAAATATTCTTGCAAACAGTATCTGCATATTGCGAGCTCATTTGTTTTAAAAAACTTAACATATTGCTCTTTGCTCATGTTATGTTTAATTTTTAAATGTCTTGAAAATCCATGATACTGAAATGGTTTAAGATCTCTGCATTCTTCGAATAGACACTTTTCGTATTTTTCCATTCTTATCTATTATATTTCTCAACTATTTTAAAGAAAAACAAACTTTAAGCTCATGATATAATGTCACTAAAGGAGGAATTCTTCAAATGAGAAAGAATTCGAAGCAGAAGTTTATCGTTAATAGTAGAGTGAAGATTGTCGCTGGTCCAAAGAACATCATCGGGAAAACTGGAAAGGTAACGAACGTTACGAGCTACTTTGATTATCATGGAAACAAGAGATGCTGGTATCAAGTTTCAATTCCAAAGACAAGAAACAATCACCGTCATCTCTTTTCATTCGAACTGAAAAGAGCTCGCTAGTTTCTGTTAGTTCTATTCATTTCTTTTCTCGCCTTTTAATTCTTTAAAACTTTTTGATTCATTTTATTTTCTTATGTGTTATAATAGCATAGTCTTGTCAAAAAGCGACAATAAAGTAATAAGCTGGATTAAAATCCTCGACGAAGATATTCAAGAACCTTCCAAGAAAAGAGTGTTCTTTGACTTCGAACAGCAACAAGCAAATGTTTTATTTTGTGGAAAAACTGGGGACTTTTCTTTATGTAAAGATTGTAAAGACTTTAGTAAGTGCTATGATGACCACTGCAACATAAATGACGACAACTACAAAGTTGATTACATAGTTCCTGAAAATAATATACTCGTTATGATTGATGATGACTTTTGGCATGGTCTCAGTTTATCAGAAGAAGAACTTAAAAGTCCAAAATCTCAAATCGAAGCAATGATTACAGAAATCTATCTTAGAGATCAATATTTTAACGAACATTGTAGAAGCAAGAAACTTCCTCTTGTTAGATTTTCAGTAAGAGAAATATCTTTATTCACAATGTCGAGAACTGATTCAGTCGTTCCATATTTTCATTGTGGTCCAAAACGAAAAGTAGAGAAGTTCTTTAAGTTATATTCGACTTCAGTGGCAAACTTGATAGATAATATTTTTAAGACAGAATAAGTAGATAGAATAGAGGAGAGATAAAGAATATGTCAGAAAAAACAAACATTGATTCTGCAATTGAAAATAAGTTAAGTGGCAATAATACAACAAAAACTGTTCAGTCTGAACTCGCTCTCGTTCCATCATATGGAAAAATATATCCAGCATCTTCGCCTCTTCATAATAGAAAAGATATTCCAATAAAAATAATGAGCGCTTCAGAAGAAGACATTCTCAACAACAGAGCTTTTCTCAAACAAAGAGTTGCTCTTGATAAACTTCTTGAAGCAGTAATGATTGATAAAGCGATTAACCTCGATGAAATGATTGTTGGCGATAAAAACGCAATTCTTCTTTTCGTTCGAATCCTCGGTTACGGTTCTGAGTATTCAGTTGAAAATATAAAATGTGACAATTGTGATAAGAACTTTAAGACTACAGTTGACCTTTCAACGATTAAGATAAGAGACATGTCAGACGTTGATCCTGTTGAAAATGGAATCAACCGTTTTGAATTCACTCTTCCATCTTAAAAAAAGAAAGTATACTTCCACCTTCTCACAAATAAAGACGAAGCTGAAATTTCAAAAAGCGAAGAGGGAAAGAAAAAAGTTGGAATCGTTGCTGCAGCTCCGATAACAAATCAGCTCTATCATCAAATAGATCAAATTGAAGGCGTTGAAGATAAAGACAAGATGTTTTTCATTAAGAGTATGAGAGCTCTTGATTCTCGAGAACTGAGAAACTATATTGAGTCTATAACACCTGGCCCTGTCATGGAACAGGAACTCAAATGTCCATTCTGTGAAGACGAAAGGGAGTACACGATACCTATCGGTGCTGGGTTTTTTTGGCCGCGTAGATAGTACTGACGATATCGATCTCTTTAATAAAGTTTTGATGATTCGAAAAAAAGAACTTGTTGACGAGATATCAGTTTTAATGGCAAAATTAAATTTCGGCTATGAAGAAGCGATGAATCTCGATATTGAAACAAGAAGAATGTTCCTTGATAGAATTCAGGAAATGTTTTCTCAAGATAATAAAAAGTCTCAACAAACACCTCAGCCAATTTCAAAGAAAGATAAAGAATTCTTGAAGAATAATCAAGAAAGATTTGGAAAGGGGCAAAAGAGATGAGAAAATTTAATTTTGGTGATTTCGTCGTTGTAGATAATAAGAGCTCAATGCACTATGATGAACTCGGAAAAGTTGTTGATTTATTTTATGAAAGAGACAGAAAGAGAACAGTATATTGCGTTTCATTTAATAACAGCGAAAAGCCTCAAGCTTATTTTTATTCAACAGATCTTATTTTGTCCATTGATAAAACAACACCAACAGAACTGAGTGATATTGGGCAACTTATTGAAAAAGTTGAATTTCTAGTTGCAGAAGCGAGAACAAACCTAGATGCAATCGAAGGAGTTCTCGACAAGTTTCGTGATGATGGTTGTGTGAAGGGAGAAGTTGATTACGATGATGACTGTGAAATATGATGGTGACGCTTGTCTTTAAAAATATACTTTGATGATAACTTAGCTGTCTTGAAGACAATAAAGTCTGAATTTGCCGATCTTATTTATATTGATCCGCCATTTAATACTGGTATAATACAAAAAAGACAACATATATCAACTATATTAGATGAAAATGGAGACAGAAAAGGTTTTGGTGGAAGAAAGTACAAAACAATAAAGCTTGGTTCAAAAGAATATTCAGATATTTTTGACGATTATCTTATGTTCATTGAACCTCGCTTAATAGAAGCTTATAGAATCTTAAAGAAAAATGGAAGTTTGTTCTTTCATATTGATTATAGAGAAGTTCATTACTGTAAAATTCTTCTCGATATTATTTTTGGCAGAGAATCTTTTATGAATGAAATAATATGGGCTTTTGATTATGGAGCCCGGTCAAAAACAAAATGGCCAGTAAAACACAATACTATTTTATGGTATGCGAAGGATCCAAATGATTATCAGTTTCATCTTGATGAATGCGACAGAATAGCTTACATGGCTCCAGAACTTGTTGGAGAAGAAAAAGCTTCAAAAGGAAAAACCCCTACTGATACATGGTGGCATACAATTGTGTCTCCAAATGGAAAAGAGAAAACAGGTTATCCGACTCAAAAACCAAGAGGAGTAATAGACAGAATAGTAAAAGTTCATTCTAGTAAGGGAGATACTATTATAGATTTTTTTTGCAGGAAGTGGTACTCTTGGTGAGTCAGCTTTGACTCTCAATAGAGATTGTATCTTAATAGATAACAACGAAGAAGCAATAGAAACAATGAAAACAAGATTTAAAAACAGTGACAGTACTCAGTTTATTTGAAAGGGATTAAGAATGAAATATGATTGGCAGCTTTTATTTTCTTCTGATGGACATAAATACTTCCTCGACAAACTTAGTGGAAAATATGCTGTAGCTGATGGTTCTGGATATTTTCCAAATGAAACAGATGACGGAGTTCTTTGGTTAGATCTACAAAAACCTCTTACACTAGATTTGTGGAATGGAACATTCATAAGTGTTTCTGTTCCACTTGAAGCTGACGTTAGTACTGGAGCTACAGTTCGAGAAGCTTCGAAACTCATTGACAAATTCAAGTTTTGTGTAAGAACAACAAAGAAAGAATATTTCAAAGATCTTTCAAAACTAATATCGAGAATAAAAGAAGGAGAATAGAAAAATGAATGTAAAACCACTATTTGATCTCGTTATTGTTAGAAGAGAAAAGAGTGAAGAAGTAACACCGGGTGGCCTCATCATTCCACCAACAGCACAAAAGAATAGTACAGTCGGATATGTTGTTGCTGTTGGGCCTGGAAGAATTCTTGAAAATGGTCTCAGAGTTGTACCAGAGGTAAAGGTTGGTGATAAGATAATCATAGGTGAATGGTCGGGACAAGAAATCGATATCGATGGAGAAAAATGTCTCATCATGAAAGAAGAGTTGATTAACGGAGTTGTAGAGAAATGAAACTAAATCATGAAATTTTTGAATCGTATAAAAAAGAAAAAGATGGAACATATACTCTTGTTTTTAACAAAGAGTGTTCAAAAAATCTAAAAGATTTGATGGAAAAAAATGATTTAAGTGAAGAACAGATGACAGAAATTTTTTCAAAAATGTTATCAGAGTTACGTAACAAAGATCTAGGTTCACAGAAGACAAAAAGAAACAAAAAGGTAACTAAACATGACAAAAATAAATAACGTTCACATTCTCAACGTTGATGTGTTTATTCGAGAATGTGTGGCAGCTCAGAGTATTACCATAGACAAACCAACAGCTATGAGTTTTAAATTCAAAACAATTGAATCGCTTCAAAAAGTAAGTGAAAAGCTACACAAAGATCTCGATTCTGATAGTTTGGTATTAACAATTGGGCCTGATGATTTTGGCAAATGTGAATCTCTTGATAACGAACACATTGTTAGAGTTTCAACGAACGTTCAGCAAGATGTCGAAGAAATTATTGAAGATGCTGCTTTCAAAAAAATCCTTGAGCGCATTGAAGAAGTGAAGAGGATGCTCGGCGGCCCTCCACTTGCTCCGTGGACTCCATGCATTCCTCCAATGATTGTTTATTATGGTGTGACAGTATCAGCATATGCGACACCAGATATTGGTGGTTGCGGTTACGATAACAATTGGACGTGGACAACATCAAAACTAACAATAGAAGACATCAATCCAGAAGAAGCAAATAATACCAAAACTTCTACAACATATAAATACAGCGCTAAATATAACGATTACGACAAGAAATGAAAATCGGTTTATTTACAGCACTATTCATAACCTTTCTTGTTCTTAAACTCACTAATGTGATCGTTTGGTCTTGGTTTTGGATATTTGCGCCCTTATGGTTTCCATTATCAATATTTATTCTTATTTTCTTTGTGCTTCTTTTCTTTTTTAATGATGAATAATGAAATAGTTTAATGATAAAAGATTTAGAAGAAAACTATACTATAAACGATATCATCGAAAAATATGGTAGAGCGTCAAAACCGTGTCGAAATTATAAAACCGGAACTAAAATTATTGCAAATACTGATTGTATTCCTTATATTTGTGATGGTTGCAAAAAAGAGTTTTTGTGTGAATTTAGATTAATAAAAACAGCAATAAAAAAGAAACATTATTGTTCATTTAAGTGTAAATACAAATTTACAAAAGTAATTTTGAAAAAAATGAAATTAAAGAAAAAATAAAAAACACATGGTTAGCTAAATACGGAGTCGCTCATCCATGGAAAGATAATTGTGTTAGAGAAAAATGTTATGATACTAATAAGAAGCTATATGGAAATGCTATACCAATTAAAACAAAAAGAATAAAAGAAAAGTCTAGAGAAACAACAAATAAAAACTATGGTGTAAATTGTGGATTTCAAACATTAAATAACAGAAAATCTTGCAACTCTCCTATTTCACACGAGAAGCGTCATAATACTCAAAAAACAAATAAGACTTATGCTAAATCAAAGCCAGAAGATGCTTTTGAAGAACTACTAAGAAATAAAAGTATTGATTATGTAAGACACAAAAACATTAAAGTTGACGAAAAAAGATTTAATGTGGATTTTTATGTCTTAATTGAAAAATATGAATTTCTTATCATGGTTGATGGATTGTTTTTTCACGCATTGAATCTGCCAATAGAAGAATATGAAAAAAAAGCAATAGATAAAACACACAAAAAATACTCTGCAATAGTAAGAACATATTATCGAGATATTATCTTTAATGATTATTGTCAAAGAAATAGTATAAACCTTATAAGATTTTCTGAAAATGATTTGTTAAAACCATTCTTTACTTGCGGTTCATCAATTGCAATAGATACATTTCTAGAAAGGATTAGTAAAAATGTCTTGGGAACTTATACAACAAAAAGCGAAACAACAAGTTGATGAATGCATACTAATAGCTAAAAACATTATACTTCAAAAATATGGAAAAACTTTTAAAGAGATATACCATATAATCGATCCATCGATTGCTGCACTTTATTGTGCGCACGAGAGTAAAGGAAAACCATGGGTTAAAACAAGTTATCCCGAAATCGGTCTTTTTATGCTTACTGGAAAATATAAACTAGATGATGAAATTGGACGTTTCAATGTTTTTCCTCTCGATCCAAAAAGTAACATTTGGGGTGCTCAAAAGTCGTTCGAAGAAGGAATAAGAGTTGTTGGAAATCATCTCACAAATGCAGGCTATAATGAATTTCGAAAGCTGTTCATCGGTGATCAAATAACTCTCTTACTTCTCCCTCGTGCAATTGGCTATGGTTGTACCAAAACATTACTCAAGAGATCATTTAAGGCGAAGTTTAAGAACAGACCGATAATTGCAATTACTGAATATCTCTCGAAGGATCCGAATGTCACATGTGGAGTTCAAGAAAGCGATGTTGTGAAACTGAGATTTTTGTGGTGTTCGACTATGATCCTCCGCGCAGATGAAGTTGGAATTTCAGAACCACTTAAAGAAAAAGAACTAAAAAGTGTTGTACGAAGACCAGATGATATCATTGCACTTCCAGAAGACTGGTATACGAATACTAGAAGTTATATTTTAGCTGCAAAAAGAAAAGGATATCAAGAAACGGGGTCGTGGTGGGAGGAATAATATGAACATTTTGCAGGAACTCGCAAATAAATTTGAAACAGTTGAATTAACTATTAATAAGCATAAAATTACACCAGAAACAATCGAACATTATTTTGAAGTGTATAACATGAGTGATTCAGAACTAGAACTGTCTATACCAAAAGAACTTCAAGAAGAAATAATAAAAAGAGATTATATTGTAGAATTGGATGTTTGGACATCTTCTGTTGGGCATTATAATTTCACACATTATGATTATGATACAGTTATTGAAGAGGCAAAGAAACTTTTAGAGAATAAGGAAGAATAGAATGAAAACGAGAACATCGTTCGTTTCGAATAGTAGTTCTTCATCATTTATCATTGCGATAAGAGGAGAGAAAAACGATATTCTCAAAGAGCTCTTTGTGAAAGATGATGGTTGGATAAAAGACCTCGAAGAAGATCATGATAAACTTTCTCAAAAAATAAAGACATTCAAAGAAAATGGATTCGAAATGTTTACAGCAGAAGTGAGTTATGGCGAAGAAGATGGAAGCATAAATAAGTTTATAGAAAAAATAAGAGCTGATAAATTCGAAGATATAAAGCTCGTTTATGTTTCATGTTAATGGAGCAAAATATGAAAACAAGAATATCATTCGTTTCTAATAGTTCTTCGTGTTCATTCATGGTTATGACAAATGCAAAGTCACTCAAAGAATTTAAAGACAATATAAAGCTAAACAAAGACATAATACGAGAAGCAATTGAGAATGAAAACGTTTTTGTAGAAGACAAAGAATATAAATCACGAGAAAACAACATAAAAAATAAATCTTTTTGTATCACTGGAACATTATCGAAAGAAAGAAAAATAGTTGAAAACATAATAAAACAACATGGCGGAACGTATCAATCATCTATTTCAAAAACAACAGACTTTCTTATCGTTGGAGATAAAGTTGGAAACGAAAAAATAAATTCTGCTGCAAAATTCGGAACAAGAGTAATAAACTTGGAAAAGTTTATGGAATAAGTTAGTGTCAAGTGGATGCGAACTAAATGGTATAAAAGCAACATGCTTTCAAGCAAGCAACGAAACAGAAAATAATACTCACATGCTCTGTTATTGTGGGGCGTTAAAAAATAAACCATGGACTGCAGATAACGATAAAATCCAGATCATATCATATAGTTATTGTTGAGAGGAGAAATTGTTATGAACGTAGGAGATAAATTCAAAATTAAGGGTGGTTTTTCAACATATGATCCTAGTGACTTCATTCTTCGAAGACACGATACAAGCGAAATAGAGATAGAAATAGTACAGATTCTCGACGAAAAGCGTAGATATTGTATGGTAAAAGACTCCTCCGGAAAAACATTTCCTGTTGTAATTCCAAAACTCAGTAATAATTAGTATGTGAAAAAACTAAAAAACCTCATTCTTGAACAATTTACACATCTAGTAAACACGTCTAGAGACATTGATGAAGATATATCTGAGTTTGGAGTATCCGTCGATTCAAAAGAGTTCGACGGTCAATATTATACTTACGTGATTTCAGGAGACAAAGAGAACGTTCTACGTCTCGTGATTCATATTTCAGGTCCAAGTGCAGATAAAAATAAAACAGCAATTATTGCTCCACAAACGTTTTCTGGAAATGATTCTTGGGGAGTATATTGATGAGCGAAGATAAAAAAATAATTGATCTTAGACTTCTTAATGAAGGTCTGTTTTCTCACTTTTTAACTGCTCTTGGTGGGTGGTTTATGGGAAAACGAAGTCAGAATGTAATCATAAAAGGGCAAAAAGATACAATCGAAACATTAAAAAATTATCTAATCAATATAAAGCGCAACCAAAGAGAGAAAGACGAACTTATTAATAAACTCATCTCAATAAAGAGTTCATCGGGATCAATTGAAGATATGAGAAAAAAGTTTAAAGCAGAAACGGGAATCGATTTGCCATGAAAGTATTTGAAAGAATCAAATGTTTGTTTGAACATTGTGGAAGAGAATTCGAAAGTAGAAACGCTTTAGGTATTCATATAAGGCGAAGTCACAAAATAAGTAAAGCACAATATGCAGAATTATTTAAAACTGATGAATGGATAAAATGTAAAATTTGCAATAAATATCATTATATGGAGATGGTGTATCAAAAACTTGGAAGAAGCTGTTGTTCAAAAGAATGTCATTATAAAGCTTCATCACAATCGTTTATCAAACGAAACAAAGAACATCCAGAAGAAGTTGCAAGAAGAGCCAAGTACGTTAAAGCTGCTCGTCTTGCAAATGATTTAGATTCTTATAAAAAATCAGGAGCAAAGGCTGCTATAACGTCTAAAGAAAATAATACAAACAAAATAGGAATAGAAAGATTAAGATTTTTATTGAAAAACGATGAAGAATTTAAAGCAAGATATCATTTAAAAGCAAAAAAAGTAGCAGAACAAAGAAGAACAAGAGGTGATTTTGACAATTTCGAAAAGTTAAGTATTGCTGCAAAGAAAGGTGCTGAAACATGCAGAAGAAGAGGAACAAAACACCTTCAAACAATGAAGGGCGTCGAAACAGCTAGAAAAAATGGTTCGTATCAAAAAGCTCAAATAAAACGCTTACAAAAATTACCACAAATAATAGAAAAAATCATTCAAACAAAAGGATGGATAAATAGACGAACAAAATTTAAAAAAGGCAAGTATATTTCTAATAAAACAGAAGAACTTTGTGTATTTGACTCATCTTATGAATATATTAGATTCAAACAGTTAGACGCGAGAAGTGATGTTTTATATTGGCATAAAAATCAAAGTGAGAAAATAGAATATATTGATCAAAATAATACGATACACTATTGTTTTCCAGACATATTTGTTGTATATAATGACTTGTCAATTGAAATAGAAGAAGTAAAAGGCCAAGAAACATTAAGTTCTTGTATTAAAGCTGATGCAATAAAAGAATTTTGTCGTAAAAATAATATGAAGTTTGGTTATTTTTGTATAGACAATTTATTTTTTGACAATTGGAAACAAGTTCATAAAGATTTTATACAAAACTATACTGACAGATATAGAATTTATAATTAATATGTTGATTTCTAACAAACAGTATGTTCTCGTCGAGTTTCTTGTTGGAAAAAACAAGAGAATAAAACTTCCTTGTATCGCTCTCGTTGATAATCATTCTATTCAAAAAGGTCTTATGTTTGTGAAGAGAATGTCGAAGAACGTTGGTGCTTTCTTTGTTTTTGAAAAAAGCGATTATCACAAAATGTGGATGAAAAATACGGCCCTCGCGCTCGATATATTATTTATTAATGAACTCGGAATTGTCACTGAGATCGTTGAAGGAAAACCGTTCGATGAGACTTCGATAGGTGGAAACATAAGCTCACTTTATGCTATAGAAGTTATAAAAGGTTTCGTTAAGAGAAACAATATTCTCAAGGGAACGAGAATAAAAGTAAGTAGAATTAAGAAACAAATAAGAGAAGCACTCGAAGAGAAATTGATAGATAATAATCCAAATCAAGAAAGACTTCAAAAGACTGGTGAGCAAGTAATCAAACAAATTAGTGCACTCTTAAAGATTCAACCTCCACGACTAAAACTAGCTTTAAATCAAAAAGACGCAACTGCAAAAAAGATGCACGACTTAATTGGATTAGCAGCTTTCTTTGATGAAAAATCGTGGTCGATATTAGTTGATATTAGTGAATATCCTGAAGATTTTGTCGACACTCTAAAGCATGAATGTGTTCACGGATGGCAAACGAAATATAAAGTTGGTTGGATTAATTCTGAGTCTGATCATAATGCCATGTTCTGGGCTATCGCGAAAGCAATCGGAGTAAAAGAACAACCTTTCTTTGATGGTTCACTTCACGCTGATATCTACAAACGTTTCATGAAACATGCTACGAACAAGAATAATATTCAAGGAGTTCTTTCTTATAAGTGGGAAGACGAATATGGGACTGAGTATTTATTTTCTCTTATGCCAAAGTTGAGAACGGTATTCGCAGGAGCTACAGTTCACAAGAAGAGGAAGATAAAATGAAAACCACAAAATTAAAAAAAGTTATCAGAGAAGCACTAAGTGACGAAAAAGAGTGGAGCTCAGAGCAAATAAGAGAGTATGAAAAAGTTCTCAATAAAGCTCTTGTTGGAAAAGAATTGAAGGCTTTTGGACCAAGTGGAAATGGTTTGTGGGGACAGAATGAGAAAGTTCTCACCTTCAAAGTCGAGAAAGTAACAGTACCAAAAGGATACATAACAAATACATATGGAACAATAAATATTTATCTAAGTGATTATGATAATAACGACTTTGGCTCAATTTATACTGATGAAATATTTATGCAAAGTCTTAGAGCGACTCTCGGATTAAGGAGTGAAATAGATTATTCAGAACAAGGAATGCAAGGTCAACACTACGTAAATTGTGATACGTCACCGAAAAAAGTAATGGCGAAGTTAACGAATAAATGACATCACTTCAAGAAATAGCTTCTGACGTTTTATGGCTTCCTTATAATAGCAAAGTTGTTCCTATTGACTTCATGAAGAACAAAGCGAGAGATCAAAGGGTCTATCTCATGCTCACAATATCAGAAGACGAAGCGATACTGTTCAATAAAGCTAATAGACGAATTGGTTTCATGACAGTTGATGAAATAGCTGACTTCAATGATTCATTTTCAACATTTAAGATTAAGACCGAAGCACCAGTAGGAGCTCCGGATGATCCATCGATTATAGGAGTTGGGCATTACTTCGATGCCGGAAAAGGAGATTAGGCAAAATGATAAAAATAAGAAACATAATAAGGGAAGCACTCGAAGACGAAGAAATTCCTGGTTTCGGAAGAGATTATAGTGAAAAGAAAATACCGAGTGAAAAAGAAATAGAAAAAGTTCTCAAAGATTGGTATCATCTTGGTCAAGCTACATGGAAATCAAGAGGAGCGCCAGGAGAAGACGGAGAATGGGGTGGAACTTTCCATTATCTCGGTTCGCTGCAACACCAAGTTGGTGGCAATCTCAGTGTTTATGTTGATATGGGTTCATGTGAAGAAGATGATGAAGCAATGCATGCTCTTGATCATATGTTGAGATCTATTGGTGCAAAAATTGATTATTATACTGGACATCAAGATTCTAGAAAAATCTATATAAAGATTGGAGAAGAAGAATGACAGAAAAAATAACGAGAGAGCAGTTTAGAAATCTCATTATCAAAGAGACGAAACTCCTTGAGCAAACAATGGAAATTGAAAAGCTCATTAATGAGAAAGTATATGACGCTGTTCTCGATGGAGCAAATGGAGCGATCACAAAGTTCGTGAAGGATGATGAGCAACTTGAAGAATTTGTTTCAGAATATGTGTATAATAAAGAAAGTTTTCTCGATGAAATCGTTGATGATGCATCATTTATGAATAGAATCATTGATTACATTGAAGAAAAAGTATCGAAGAAGTTATCAGAGAAAAAAGATGAAATAATGAAGAAGTTCGAAGATGAAAAGAAAGAAGACGAAGAAGAATAAGTTTTTTGAGGAACTAAGAATGATTTTTAAAACAGAGCCCAAACTCAACGAAAAATGGAATGAAGCTCTTGAAGCTTTTAATACTATTGGAAGATGGGCTGTTATTAGACATCCTGGAACATACACTGGATGGTATTTATACAGAACATACAGAGAAGAAAAAAGAGCAAACTTAAGATATGATCTCGATAAGACTGTTATTAAAAGCGGTGCTATTGCTGTAATGGATCCAAAGGGTATTGTAACAGATCTTAGAAAAGCGAAAGATTATGATAGAAAAACTGTTTGGCATGGAACAGAAAAGTACATAAAAAATTATAAACCAACAATGGAAGAAGTCAGAATGAACCTAAGAAAAGAGATAAGAAAGATAATAAATGAACAATTAACAATTGATATGCTGATGATCGATCTTAAAGATGAACTAACTTAAATCAATTCAGACGATTTATAATAGTTTCTTTTCTTCTTCTATTCTAATATTTTCAAACAGCTATAATTAACTTGATAGCATAAGTAGCTATCGAGCTAATATATGGCTATTTCTTTCGACAAACAACTTAAAGGCGCTCAATCACTAAACGTAGTCATTCGTTCTCTTAGTGACTCCGTATCGCGCCTCGCTTCTACGTTTGAAAGAGTATCTGAAAGCCAAAAAGAAACTGTAAATTATACTCGAGAACTCGAAATTTCACAAGAAAAAATTGGAAAACTTGTTGGAGTTCAAGAAGAAAAGCAAAAGTCTCTTTCAAAGGTTCTCGAAAAACAGGGGACATATTATAAGAATGGTCTCAATTATCTCAAGAGTTGGGAACAGCGTCTAAAAGCTCTTGAAAAACAAACTGATTCAATGCTCAAGAAAACAGCTTTCCATCTCCTTGGACTCGGAACGAAAGTGCTCCAAAAAGTAGGAAAGCAAATTAATAACATTTTTTCTCTAAAAGGTGCTCTCAAACTTCTTAAGATTGGCATAGGAACAGCCCTCGGAGTCTTTGCTGGTCTCGTTGCAACGGTGAAGAGTGTTGGTGGTCTAATTTATAAGCATATGGCTGGAGCTTTCCGCCTAGTTTCAAATGTTGTGAAAACTTCATCTGGACTCGTTCTTTCTTTCTTTAGAAAAATTTGGGATACGATTACAATGGGTGGGGGAGAAATAAGACAAGCTGTTGCTGAAATGGCTCAAGCATTCGGTATGTTTAACAGAACAGCTGGTCAGGCAATGAACTTCCTTCAAGCAAATAGAAGAGACTGGTATCAAATGGGTCTCTCTATTGGCGAAGCTACAAAATACGTAATAGAGTATAACAAGGCATATGGACGACTTCTCGGCTTCGGAAGAGAAGCGAAAGCGTTCTACGTTGAAAATATAAAGATGAGCCGTGCTCTCGGTCTTGAAGCCGAACAATCTGCGAAACTTTCTCGTTCGCTACAAGAATCGAGTATGACTCTTAAGGATTTTGCTTTCTCTCTTGTTGGAACATTTGGTCCTGGTGGTCCTCTTGAATCTATGGGCGTAATGATTCCTGAGGTTGCACGTGACATTGCAGACTCTGTTGATCAACTTGCTCTTATGAATGATCAAAATAAAAAGACATTTATTGCTGGTGCGGTCTGGGTTCGTCAATATGGTTTCGCAATTAAAGATCTTTCTGGAATGATGGATAAGTTCGATACTATTTCATCGGCAGCTGAAAATGTTTCGAAACTCAATCAAATGTTCGGTGTATCAATCAATGCTATGGAAATGCTCGTTGATACAGACCCTGCTGCTCGCCTAGAAAAGGTTCAGCAGAAACTTCTCCAAGCTGGTAAGTCTTGGGAATCAATGGATTATTTCCAGAGAAAATCTCTATCTTCTATGATGGGTCTCAATGCAGAACAAGCTCAACTTGTATTTTCTGGAAAGCAACTCGGGAAGAGCAGAAAAGAAATTGCGAAAGCAATGGAGGAGGAAGATAAGAGACAAGCAAATAGCCAAAAGAGACAAGCTGAAGTTATGTCAGCAATTCTCGTTCAACTGAGAGCTTCACGTGGAATTATGGGTTCGATTATGCCGATATTCTATCGTGTATGGGTTGCCTTCGGAAAAATGTTTGGTGGATTTTTAAGAGGCGGAAGACGCGGACTTGTTATGTTTGCAGAAGAATGGGCATTGGGAATAAAGAAATCATTTGCTCCAGATTCACCAGGTGGTATTGCTTGGGCAAAAATGACAAAAACATGGGTAAAAGGTTGGCAGAGTACAATGAAATCCTTTGGCAAATCATGGGGTGAGATGTGGGCCAACATAGATATGGAGAAATTCGGAAAAGACTTCTATGGAACAATCGATACAGCAATTAGCGCAATCAAACAGATTATAAACGAGTTGTTTCCTGACTGGACAAAGAGTGCCAAACAAGGTGCTGTAACGATAAATGACGTCATTCATGGAATCGCTGAGCGTCTCCAAGGAATAATAAGATGGATCGGAGAAAATGGCGCAGACATAATAAAAGGAATAGGAAGAGTAGCATCAGCAACATTTAATATCACAAAGAAAGTATTTCAGTTCTTTGATAAGAGTAACTGGGGCGCTGCTGCAGTTGTCATGAAAGATCTTTTCTCAACGATAACACAGGATATGGCTCTCATTCTCGGTTATGTAGATAAGACAACAGGAAAAATGCTAAATGGCTTTGATCCTGCCCTTGCTGCAGCGAAGGGTCTACAATCGACATATATGTTTATGAGAGATATCGTAATTGATATTAATAAGTGGTGGAAGAAAAATGGAGATGAAGTAAAGAACTTCTTCAAGAGCGCTTTCGAAACAGCGAAACCGTGGTTAAAGGTTGCTCTAGCAATAGGAGAAAAAACAGGAGCAGTAATAAAAGCAATTGGAACATTCCTTGCAAAAAATCCAGCTCTCATCGGAATCATAGCGTCATTTAAAGCAGCTTCATTCCTAACAAAAGGTTTGACCGGAATGTCTCTCGGTCAAATTGGTGGAGGCTTACTTAGTGGGAGCGGAAGTGTCCAAAAGGTATACGTAACAAATGCTTCAGAGATAGGAGTTGCAGCAAAAGGTGGTGGAGGTGGGGTTGGAGTAGGCGGAAGAATTTTAAGTGGAGCTAGTAGAGGGATTTTAGGAGCTGGCATAGGATTTGCTGCTGGATCAATGCTTGAATCTGCTACTGGTATGTCTGGATTTGGATCTGCTGGAGCTGGACTTGGTGCTGGTATAGGAATGGGATCTGCCCTTGGTGGACCAATAGGTGCTATTGCTGGTGGCGCTTTAGGTTTAATAATGGGTAGTGTTAAAGGATTAACAGAATACGTTGCACAAAAACAACAAGCTCTTGTAGATCAATATGTAGGTAGTTTTAATAAATATATCCAAGAAAACAATAAATATATAGATAAAATTCTTGCAATGAAAAGTGAAATGCAAATATTTGCCGAATCAATAGAGACAATAAATGGTAGTTTAAGAAATCAAGTTACAGTAATGGAAAATTCTTTTAGAATTGCTGATCAACAATATGAACTCGATAAACAAAAGAGAACTCTTGAAGAAAAAATGCTACGAGATCAAATTAATAGAACAAAAGATGGAAGCCCAGAAAAAGTTGAACTTAGAAAACAGCTTCAGCAGCTAACAAAAGAAAATGCTAGAAGAAGTGAAGTCAATATAGCACTGAAAGAATCTTATGAAAATCAGTCATTAGTAAACGCAATGCAGGCACAAGAACTACTTGTTAAAGAACAAGAATTAAAACTAGAGTTGCAAAGAAGTGCCCTCGAACAAGCACAAAAACTACAACAAGAATCACTTCCAAAACTAACTGAGGAGGCTCAACAGCGAGTCGGTATGTCACTCGATACGTGGAGAGCAAATTCAATTCAAGCAAGAATGTTAGCCGAAACTGGTGATGAAGCAAGCATAAAAGAAGTTATGGGTGGACTGAGAGAGTCTTTACTGTCAATGAAACTTGATCCAGATGCAAGAAATAAACTTAGAGATGAAACAATTCAAGCTCAAAAAGATGCTCTTAGAATTGCTGGTAACAAATCAATGAGCGCAGAAGCGCAAGAACAAGCGATTCGACAAATTTTTGATTCAGTTGGAAAAAACGTCGAAGAAAAAGCAAGACAAGCAGTTGAAGGTGGAAAATTTGAAGAAGCTATGGCAATTCAAGAAAAGGTTTCGAAATTGCAAGGAACCATCGGCGCAAGAGAACAAGATGTTCTAAAGTGGAGAATAGATTTACTTAAAGCTGAAACACAAAGAAGAAAAGTTCTCGCAGACTTCGAGGCAGGAATAATTGATGAAGAAACTGCCAAGGCTCAACTTCTTGGTATACCAACACCTTCAGCTCCTTTAGCTTTTGGTGGTCTAGTTAAACAAGCAACAAACGCACTAATTGGAGAGGCTGGACCTGAGCTTGCCATCCCAATGCGGCGAGGCCCTGTTTCAAACGCTCCGGGCACTGAATTGATTATTCAAGATTATCTAAAAAAGATAAATCCATCGCGAACATCTCGAAGTGAAGATCATGTTGTGGTTGTGCCAATAAATATCGATGGACGACGGCTTTCTTCCGCACTAGTTCGTATTGCTCATCAAAGTGTATAATATGTTCAAATGTGAATATAAAGAGTGTGAAAATAGAGAATTCAATACTACGTTGGGTCTTGGGATTCATGTTAAATTCACTCATCGTGTTTCAAAACAAGAATATGCAAAAATATTTAGAACAAAAGAATGGGTGACGTGTTACATTTGCGGTAAAGAGTTCTACAAAATGATAAACAGTCAAAAAAGATTTGATGAAAATGGAAAATGTATTTGTGCATGCTGTAAAGCGTGTGGACAGAAACTTGCTAATATATTTTCTACGATTACAAAAACAAAAGCTGGAGTTCATAAACTTATACAAATAAAAGCTCAAAAAACAAAAAGAGAACGAGGAACAGATAGCGTTGGAGCAACAAAAGCAGCTGTAACAAAACATAAAAATGGTTATTATGGATCTGAAAAACATAAATCTACGTTGGTCAATTGGATAGAAGCAGGTCGAGAAGCCGCTAGACAACCAGAAGCAAGAGAAAGAGCAAAACAAACTATTTTGAAAAATGGTGGATACGCTCCAATAATAGAAAGAGGTAGACAAACTACTTATAAAAAGTTTGGTAAGCGAACTACATGGAGACCATCATATTCACTTGAATCACAAGTTTTATTTAAAAGCGTTGAACAAAAACTAATAGAAATTTTCAAAGACATAAAAGTTTATTATGCAACTAAACATCATGAATTTCAGATTGTACAAAATAGACATCATGCGTTTTTAGATTTTTATGTTCCGTCTTTAAATAAAATAATAGAGTTTGACGAAGAATATCACAAAAAACATGGACAAGAAGAAAAAGATATTATCAGAGAAGATCTAATATTATCATATTTCGATAATAATATTTCTATATTAAGAATCAAAAAGGAAGATTTTCTAAAAGACAAACAAAAGATCATTGATCAATGTGTAAGTTTTATACTTGATCCGGTAGCATTGTCAATTTTTCTAAAAAGAAACAACAAATTCGAAACATTATCAATAGGATGTCGAAAATGACAACTCTTACTGTTAAACAAATTCAAGAAACAATGCTTAGAGAAGCAAGAGAAAAAGTGTATGTAATTAAGCACGATAAGCCTGAAAACAAACTAGTGTCTTCTGCTGACTCAAGTATAGTAAAGTCTATGTTTGACTTTCTCAACTTGTCAGCGAAGAGTAATAAATATTCGAATACAAAAATGTTTAGTAATGATAACCCTATTCAAGCAATGAACAATCTTCGAAGCGAGTATAACGAAGCAATTCTTAAATCACCGAATCTGTATAAAGAAGTAACACTAGCTGCTCTTGCAATAACTAATCCTGAAACGTTTCCTGATGTTTCTAATCCATTCGTTCATAACTTAACACTTGTGCCTCTTGCTGCTGGGAATGTTGCTCGTTCAATTCCAAATGTTGGAGCTCCAATAAATAGTATCCTTGGTGCAACAACGTATTCTGCTAAAATATCAAGAGGTTATGATCGCTTAAAAGATCTATATGATGGAAAACCTTATATAAGACCGAAAATCGGACTACCACCAACGAGAGAACTATATGGACATTATGGAGCTGGTGGAGCAAAAGCTCCATATGGCGATATACTAACACCAACAACAATAGAACAATATAGAGACAGAGCTACAACAAATATTTATTCGCCAAATAAACCAAGAACAGATTCACAAGGAATAAAAGAGTTTTCTGAAATTGCTTACGATTCACAGCAAGATAAAATCGATTATGCAAAACTTTTTGGAGATTCTCTCGGAAATAAAATGTTCCAGCAGCCACTCGTAGTAGCAAGAAGAAACGAAAAATATATTCAATCGAAAGCGTTTTTTGAAAACGGATCTTCAAAGGTTCATAGAAGTGAAGATGTTATTTATGGAGAATTTGATCATCCGTCTAATAACTTACCAGGTGTCATAGACTTTAATACTCAATATGGAATAAATTTCAGTTCTATTGAGGGTGAAATATTCTTTCCATTTGTAATTGTTGATATGAGAACAAGGATGGGAATCCTCATAAAACCATTTTCTGAAGAGTTTCCAAAAGATCAACTTTCGATTTCTGTAGATGAAGACTCTTACATCGGTAGAGTCGGAACTATTCCAAAGTGGAAGAATGCAGGAAGAAAAGTTTCTTTAAACTTTTTCATAGTAGCAGAATCTCAAAAAGAACTTCCATATGTTCAAGACAAAATAAATTTTTTGAAGAACTGTTGTCTTCCAATATATAAACAGCAAACTGTTGGTGATTCAGAATCTTCGATAAATCTAAATTTGATCTCTACATCTCCAATAGTAGAAATAAGATATGGAAATTATTTATACGATGTGAATACAATTGGAGTTGCAAATGGTCTAATATGTATGATTTCATCTTTTGAATCTGATCCATTCAGATTTAATTGGGAAGTCGAACAGGGAAAACAGTTAAGTATGGGCTACAGATGTACACTCGAAGCTCTTGTAATAAATAGAGAAAATCCTGGACCTCGAATAAATCAAGATGGTTCTATAACTTATACGAAATTCTATGAAGTGAAACAATGATAAAAAATAGAAAAATAATTGATAATTCATACTTTGGAATGTGGTTTAACAAAAACCTATCAAGTATTGTTTCTACATATAATGTGAAATTTGCAACTGAAAAAGTTGATAAACAGACAACGTTTGATAAACTCGCTTACAAATATTATGGTGACGAAAAATATTGGTACATTATTTGTATTTTCAATAACATTGTTGATCCAATAACAGAACTAGAAACGAAACAAGAACTTGTCGTTCCTCTTGATATTCAAAATTGGATTGATAAAATATAATGGCAACACTTGCTAGAGACCCTCTTGAATCATATCAAGGCACTATTGATCAAATAGATGCTCAGATTGATGTAGCAGAACAAGTTTCGTCAACACCTCAGCAACAACAAGTTCAAGTTGCACAAAACCAACAACCGAGAGTTAGGCAGACGAGATCGAGAGATCTAGATGTAACAGATACAGTTAACTCAATAGAAGAAAAAATCAAGACTATAGCTGTTGAAGATCTTCCAGATGGTATTTCTATAATGAAGAATTGTTGGCCAAATTGGGGTCTTCGAAATAGAGATCTAAAGATCCTTGAAGGCTATTCTTCATTATATGCGCCATACATAAATACAATATTTTCGATGCTTAATCCATACGTTTCTTTAAAAATAATTAGCGATGAGCAAGAGGAAGACAATAGTTTGTCTGCTGATGAATGGTTTATGGAAAGCGAATTAGACTTGAGTGCTCAGCTTTTTTCAAATAGCGAACTTATGCAAAGTATTTCTCAACCAATAACGAAGAAGGACGAACTTGGGTTTTTATCTTTCGGAAAGAACATATTATCAATAAAAAACCTAAACATAGATATCGAAGAAACAACAGGATTATATTCAGTGAAGAGATTTAAGTTTGTTTTTGTTGCTCATCGTTTTGGATCATTTGACAATGACATAATAAAAAATATACTGAATCCGAATAAAAAGTTTATACTAACTTGGGGTTATAATCTCGATCTCACAAATAGTGACTTATTATCAAAGGCTACAAGAATTGCTTCGATCCTCGGTTCACAAAACAAAGAGACAATTTCTTTTTCGTCTTGGGACATCAAACAAGAAGATTCAGATCAGAACATAGAAATAAGTGCCGAAGCTATTCCAATTTCATCGAAATCATACGTTACAATAAAGATGGGTGAGCATAGAATAACGAGCGCAGAAACTATTACAGTTCTCGAAAGTTATCAAAACTCTCTTGAAACTATGGAAAATGTTTCAGGTGAAAGAGAATCAAGAGCACAAGAGAAGACAAAAAATAATATACAGGGAAAGATAAACACAATCATTGTATCAGCATTTGAATCATCTATGTCTCTTATAACAAAAAACAAAAGCGATGGAATACTATTTAAAGATATTCTTGATGAAATATCTGCTTGCATAAATTATTCGTTCAAGAAAAATAACTATAAAGGAATATTCAAATTTGTATGTGGTAAAATAAATGATTCAATAGGAACAAGCGATGATTATATAGGAAACTTCAAAATAACCAATGAAGCTTTTTCTACTTTCATAACAAAGATCAAGAAAAGCAAAAACATACCACATGCTCTTGAGTTTCTTGACAATGTAATAGCCGAGTTTATTTCAGATTAT